GAGGCTGTACTCGATTATCAATAGAGCTTACAACTGAACCTACTTGTTGCTGAACTTGTCCAATCTTATCGTTGACTTCCTCTACTGTTGCTAACGTATCCAACTCTGTCTTGTCAGCTTTTTGATTAAACAGAGACTGTATTTGACTTGACTGCGAAACCGCTTCGATAATACTTTCCGTTGACTCAAAAGTCGGTGTCCATGTATTCGTAGCCGCGTCCCATCTTAATAGCTCTTCCGGTGTAGAGTTAGTGTTTAACCATAGTTGATTGTTATAAGGGTTTTCTGGTTCCGTGTCGCTAACATGAATAGCGTCTGGTGTTTCATTGAGTGTAGTCCACTCGTTATTAGCAGCATCGTAGCGGTAGATAATATATGGTTGCGTTGCTGTATCTAACCATAGCTGACCGTCTTTTGGATCCTGTGGTGGAGTGTTAGCCTGTGTAATGGTTGAACCCTCTAATTCAGGTAAATTGTTAAGTTGTTCCTCTATGTCTTTAAGCTTGTCTTGAATGTCTTTTAAATTCTCTGGTTTAACGTAAGGAATACGTCTGTACTCACCCAAAGACATGCTCTCTAATGCTTCGTCAGAGTGGCTTCGTGTAAGCTCTATAATGCGTGCAGCCAAGAGAAGGGGTTCACTGTCTTCGTTGGTGAAATCTTTGATGATAACACTGTCGCCCAACTGTGCGTCCTCGAATACGAAACCATCTACATCATACTCAACGATTGGTTCCATGTTCTCTTTTAGGTGTTTAATACCATCGAGCCAAAGTGTTTCCTGCGAGTTGGTGTCGATTTTAAGTAAGCCGAACTTATGATAACCTCGATGACCAATTTCATGTACAGCGGCTCTATTTTCTATCCATGTTCCCTGGTTAATAAAACCAGCATGAGGAAGCGGTCTTGTGTCAAAACCATTTAAGTTAAGACCGTTATTGCCCTCGATATAAACAGCGGAAATTACATTGTCTGAATTAATAGTCTTTTTTACATTCTCAGAGTTCCAGCCAACCTCTAAAAAGTGATTAGCATTCTGGTCCCCTCTCTTGGTGAAAGCATCTATATACTTCCCTGTTATTTGAGTGCCGTCAAACTCAACTCTGAAAGCAAGCTCAACATCAAATACATCTGAGAGTTCGTTCAGACTTTCTTTCACAGTTGTCCAGTCTGACCATTCGAGTTCTTCGAAGCGGTCTATCTCACTGAAACCTGGTGTCCAGTCTACACGCTCCAAAATGTATTCAAGAGCCTTTGTAATGTTATAAGACTGTTTGATTTTCGGATGTACGTAGTCATTAACAAGCTCACCTGTTGCGGCTACCTCACACTCAACATCATAGAAACCATCGCTTTCATCACTGACTTCCTTGATAACGAAAATCTGGTGAGAACCTCCCCCATGACGAGGGTAGAGAACATAGTCCTCTACCTTTAACTCATCATCGGTGCTGAAAGTTAGGTAGCTTTTATTATCTTCGAGAGCTTCGGTGAACTCATCATTATAATAGTTTTTTACTAAGCCAACTACGAACAAGTCCTTGTCTAACTTATACATAAGATTTTTGCTCACTTATAACACTCGCTTTCTGTAATAGATTTTTCCTGGCACAGCGGGCTCAACCTTAATAGCATTAAAGCCAGCCTCTATTTCTATGAACTTTGATGAAGGATCAAGGTGTTGATAGAAAGGCAAACCGTTAAGCATAATAGTGTGCTCATTACTGTCTATGTTTAAAACGTCGCCAGCCTGAATAATAACAGGGTCGCCTGGCTTATCCGCTGGTCTGTTGAATTCGATAATCTTGATGTTATCGATGTTCATATCCTGGATTGGTGGACGCTCTCCATTATCGCCTTCCGCATCTTTCTTACGTGCCATTGCGATTTGGACACCACCGATTTTGTGTAGGTAAGGATTGCGTTCGTTTCTGTATCGAATTGTCTTACGAGCATCGTATCGATTTAAACGTGTGTTCCAAATACCAATACTGAACGACCAAAACTCACCTCTACGCTCGATAGTAAATAAAGCATCTTTTGCTGACCTCCATGTTGTTGGGCGGTCTCCATAACCTCTAAATACTTCTTGCGAGCCTAAATCAACTTCAAGGTAAGGTGTAATTGCTGCCGGATTGCCGACACGTAAACTCATACGAGCTACACGCACACCATTCTTATCAAGCATATAGACCTCAACTCGTCCTTGCTCTTTTACTTTTTCAGCAAACAGGTTAAATTTTACTTCGCAACGGAAGTCTTGTATTTCAAGATTATTTTCCAAACTTCGCATAACCGCTGGCCCATACCATAATGAGTTATCAGACGGTGAGCCAAAGTCTTGTACATAGTATCTATTACCATTTGACTTCATGGCACCGTCTATATGACCATCAGCCAAACCATTACCAACTGTCCAGTTTTCAATTCGTGTACCAGCATCATTAAAGACTACTCGTTTAGGGTCGTAGACGTTTCCATTCTCAGCTGGCTTACCAAACATCATGAAGTCGTCATCATGTGTAGCCAAGAGAAGGTTAGTAATGGGAGCAACTGGTTTAAGTTCTATGCGTGGCTCCGTTGGTACGTTTGCGAGCCCTTCGATAATGGCAATACCATCTTCGTCAAACTCTGACTCACTCATACTAACCTCGTAGCCGTAAGGGTCAGGACACACGAAACGAAGTGTCATCTTGCCTAAACGACTAAACTTATCTACCTCTGAACCATCTACAAGGATAGCATTATAATAGATGTTAGGTCTGTCTGAGAAAATCATTGGTTGGGGTTTCTTATGTCGTAGCCAACTCTGAACAGTTGCCATTAAGTCCCAAACCTCTTTACGAGTTGGAGCAATCATCGCAAACTCAACTGTAAACTCTCGCATCTCATCATGAGCATATAGGAAGTGTTCGCCGTTTTGCTTGCCAAAACGTTTGGTCTCTATACTGCGACTTGGCATAAGTTCCCAAGTCTTGCGTTCAGTATAAAGCTTAGCCGGGATGTTAACCCCGGCGTAGCTTAATATCTCTTTCCTCATATTATTTCTCCCCTCTCGCACGTCTATTACGGCGTTCTTTCTTTTCTATTTCATCCATAACAATCTGCGCCATAGTCATCGCATCTTCCTTCGAAGCTGACCCAGTGTAGTTAAGGTTAATATTATAAACATTTTCCCTTCCTTCTCTTGGGACCTCTACATTAATAACTCCCTCTAAACCAACACCAGTTGCGTAGCCAGGGATCTTGCGTTGACCTCGCATAATCTGCTCTGTTAGACCGTTAGGGATAACTTTTGAACCACGTGGTAAGTATCTTAATTCTTGACCACCTTGCCCTAACATCTGCCAACCTTCACCAGGAATGAAACCTAACTCTCGACCCATCTCACCTACGTAAGACAAACCACCTGGATGAGAAAGTGTTCCTCGATACTTGTTGGAAGGCATAAGACCCTTAACAAAGTTCATTGCTACACTTATCGATTTCGGAACTAAACTTAGTACAGAGTTAATGGTTCTTGACCCTTCATGGAAGTTGATTGCTTTTCTCTCTCCCTGGTTAGCAAGTGAGATTAAGCGACTTAGTGAGCCCTTACCATCTAACGACTGTACAGATTTAGTCGCGCCTTCATTAGCCTTACTATCGATACGTTGGACAGAGCCACCAGCGTCTACACCCTGTACTGCCTTAGTGGCACCCTGGTTAGCCTTGCTATCAATACTCTGTACCGAACCATTAGCATCTACACCAGTAATGTTTTTGTTGGCACTTCGTTCAGCTGCTTCTTGAACACCTTCGAAGCCGTTTGCCTGTGCGTAGATGTTTTTCTGAGCGTCAGCACCAGCTTCCTCAATACCTGCTGCCGAAGCCTCTTCCATTTTAAATAGACCAAGGAACTTCATGAAATAGTCTTTCATAGTTGTTTCATTAAGTCGCTCTTCGAGTGTTCCAGTTTCAAGGTTAGCCTTAATATCAATGTCCTGATCTTCAATCATCTGACGAGTTGTTTTCCAACCACTTTCATCTAATTCAGGCTTAACACCAGGTTTTAATTCTTTGTTAGTCATCTTTTCTAACTCTGTCTGAGCCTTAACTGTATCAGCCTCAGCCTCGATGATTGCTTTTCTGTCCTTGCTTAATTCTTCATCAAGTTTGTCGATATCCTCTCGACCTTCGATTTTAAAGTTAGCTCTTAATCCATCTGTACCAAGTCGAGCATCAAACATGTCAACTTCGTCTACAAGATTTTGAAGCTCTTCCTTATCACCTTTTAAATCTAACAGGCGCTGAGCCTGTTCTGGTGTTAAGTTTTGGATCTTTTCAAGAGCCGCAATTTCTTCATCATAGAGAGCAATCTGTGCTTCGAATGGAGCAAGTCCTTGCTCACGAGCTGCCTGGATACCTTGTTCAGCTGCCAGTGCTTGTGCTTTCTTAACAAGAGCTGCCTCTAAACCAGCGATCTGTTCATCCGTAGCAAGTTTAGCCTCTTTCGCAATTCTTAGCTCTTCCTCTGCCTCTTGTTTAGATTGGCGAAGACTTTCAGTTTTCTGGGAAAGTGCTGTATTAGATAGTTCTAACTCTTGTCTTGTTTGAGTTGTAGCATCAAGAGTTGCCTCTGTTTCAGCCATTCCCTCTCTTAAAGACTGAGCTCTTTCAGAACTCTTATCAGCGATACCATCATACTCAGCTTTTTGTTCTTTAAGTTTGTTGACAAGGTTTTGCTCTTGTTCAGTAAGATAATCGATTTTCATAGATTGAACTCTTATCTGACCCTCGTTCTCCATTAAGGCGATACGAGCTGTTGAAGCCGCTTGCTCTTTTTGGGTGAGGTTGTCGATGTTGTTTTCGTATTCAGCAAAATAGTTCTGAATTGTTTGAGCCATACCATCCATAGCGTTTTCAGCCTGGACTTTTGCTAACTCCATTTCAGCTCTAATAAGCTCTTTAACGTTCTCAGTATAGTCAGCTACCTTAGTTGATTTCTCACCATAAGATGAAGCTACCGCAGGGTCTAAACCTAATAACTCAGCATTAGATGCTACAACAGCGTCAATAGCACCTTTCTCCCCACCATACTTTTGAACCAGTTGATCTATCTCAGCTGAAATCTTAGAGCGAGCTCCCTCGTCCGATGTGTTTGCTAACTCTTGCTCTAACTCTATATACTGCGCTAAGTCAGCATTAGACATTCCAAGCTTAGCCATCGCTGATGTATGCTGATCTATCAACTCAACATGACGTTTTTTACTTTCATAAACACTCTCAGTTGCTTTAAGTTCCTCAGCCGCCTTAGTAATAGTTTCTTGTTGGCGAGTCCGGTATTCACTGTATGCTCTCTCTTGGGCAGTATAGGCTTGATAAATCTTTTTACCTACGGCCGTAGCAATAATACCAAGACCAGTTAATGCGGCACCTACAACAGCTGCCTGAGCTGCCATCATAGCCATAGGACCTAAACCACGAACGAAGTTTGAAGCGAGCACGGATATAGATGAGCTTGCTTTGCTGGCTTGCTCTGAAACCACATTGCCGAAAGTTCTTAATTCTGGCGGTACCTTAACTCCACCAAAAGAAGGGGCTGGAATAGTTGTGCCTGGCGCAGACATGACCTTTTGACCACGTTTAACTACATCCACGTGGCGCTGTTGTATCTTTGTAGCTTTTGCCACAGACATTGCGTAAGTACGATAGTTTTGCGTAGCCGCAATAGTGCTTTGACCATTAGCAGTAAAGGCTTTGTTTGCGTTGGCAATCATATTGCTAAACTGCTCGCCCTGGACACGACCGCCTGCCATTGTATGATCAAGAGAGCCATACCTCTGTTCAAGCTTACCAACCTGTTTCATAAGAGAATCTAAATCTTTATCTAAACCAGGCGAGAACTCTCCAAGATGTGGTCGCCTTGTGTCCATAAAGCCACCAATTTGTGCTGTTGCTCTTAACATAGCATCGTTTCGTTTTTTGATAAAGTTATCAAGCTCTTTTAAAGCTGCCTGACTATCAGCCTTCTGAATTGCTGTTAGAACGCTTGCCCCAAGACCAGTTTCTGTTCTTATGTTTTTGTAAGCCTCTACACCAGAGATTCCAAATTTAGTGTTGTTAAAATCTCGTCTAAGAATAGAGAGGTTTTTCATATCTCTTGCTTGCTCTTTCATTGCTCTATTGGCAACCTGTAAACGAGTGCTTTCAAGTTTGGCCGCATCAGCAAGTTTCTTAGAAGCTGCCAATTGCTCCTTTTTAGCAACTGTTAGTTCAGCACTTTTTTTAGCTCCTTCTCCAATTAAGCGGTTGACTGATCCAATTGCTTTCCCAAGTCCACCAGTAGCTAAACTTAATACTGAGAAGGCTGTACTTAGTCCAATAGCAACACCTAACATCTTACCTAACATTGGTGCGTGTTCTGCCATAGCTGATGTAGCCTTAGTTAACCAGATAACAAATGACGATAGTCCATCAATTAACTCTGAGCCAATAGCAATTTTAAGCTCTTCAAATGCTGATTGTAGAGACTTGACTTTACCATAGAATGTTTCCCCCATAGTATCAGCCATACGTTGTGCTTCACCATTTGAATTTTTAAGCAACTCTGTAAAGTTTTGAAGTTGGCCTTCGTTATCACTTAATAGAGCCATCCAGTGCTTTTGGGCTTCAACACCAAAGATATCAGTTATAGCAGCAGTACGTTCTTTCTGTGTAGCTAAGCTATTTAAACCTTTTTGAACGTGAGGAATGAGTTCATTTAAGCCTTTCATATTACCTTCGGCATCGTAGAAACTAATGCCCATTTTATCCATCCACTTAGTCGCTTCGTTAGAAGGGCTTGCTAATCGACCAAGAGAGGATGCGAATGCTTGACCAGCAACAGAGCCTCTTAACCCGTTATTTGCGAATATCATTAGGGCCGCAGCAGCATCTTCAACTGACCAACCAGCGTTAGCCGCAGCAGGTGCTAAATACTTCATAGCCTCTCCCAGCATTGGGATATCAGTGTTAGCATTAGAAGCGGCCGCAGCAAGTACATCTACAACCCTACCTGTTTCTGACGCTTGTAGCTTGAACGGAGTCATAACATTAGTCGCAATGTCGGCTGCCAGTCCTAAGTCCATAAAACCTGCCTGAGCAAGTGTTAAAACCTTTGGAATATTTTGATAAACCTCGCCAAACTTTTGACCAGCCATCGATAAGAACAGCATTCCTGATGCCGCCTCTGACGCACTAAAAATTGTACTTGACCCTAATTCACGAGCTCTTGCCGATAGTGTTTTATACTCAGCACCAGTTAGATTAGCAACAGCCTTAACCTTTGCCATACTGTATTCAAAGTCCATCGCAAAGCCAATTACGTTTTTACCAGCATAAACAAGAGGGGCTGTAATCATTAATGAGCTGAGACCAGCTCCCATGGCTTTATCTCCGAATGTACTTAATTGTGAGCCAGCTTGTGCCATTGAAACGCCCCACTGATAGGTAGCATTTGTAGCAAGAGCATAGGCTCTATTAACAGATGAAAGTTCGTTTCTAAGCTTAGTATGTTGAGCAATCTGGTTGTTGAGCCTTGCCGCAGCACGATCAGCCTGTGCTGAGTTTCTACCGTGAGCAACAGTTGCTTCGTTATACGCAGTGCGTAAGCTACGAACCTTTGAGGCTTGTGCGTCCAGTAAACCAGTTAACATACGCTGTTTAGCCGCAAGACCAGTTATTGACTTGTCCCAACCTTTGGTGCCGTCATTCATCGCTTTATACTCTGAACGTAAGGCTGACATTCGGGCGTTCATTGCTTTAACGCCTTGGTCAAACCTTGCGCTGTCTAAGCTGACGGATACTCGTAGTGAACCTAAGTCCGCTAAACTCATAGTTTTTTCTCTCCTTTCGACCAACAGAAAAAGGCTAACCCCAATTTTGGAGTTAGCCTTTGTGTGTTAATCTATTGTGTTATAACCAACTCAGCTCGTCTATCGAGCTTGCTTTCGTTGGTTTCTTTTTGCCGCCAGACTTATCTTCCCCATCTGGCGAGCCGTGTTTTGCCTCTAAGTATCTTGTATATTCATTCCAAACTAACAAGAGCTTACGAAGTGTAGCACTCCAAAACCTTTCTTCATCCCAACCTAATAACTCATTATGAGTTGCCATAAAGTAAAGCCAGTGTGCTGGAAAAGGTTCTTCGTCCTCTTCGTCAGTTTGGTCAGTTAGTTTTTTGCTTCGTCAACAGCTTCCTCTGTATCCTCTTTCGCAGCCGGGAAGAACTCCACAACAGCATCTGTAATAGTGCTTGTAATGTCTGTAAACTCAGACGTTCCATCTTCACGGATTGTTTGCTCAGAGTAGTATCCTAAAAGCAAGCCAATATCGTCTTTCGTGTACTCCATGTCAGGATTAGCTGACTTAATACAAGCGTATACTACCTCACGAATAGCTGCCAAGTCCATAGACTCTAAGCCGAAAACAGCTTCGTATGGATTAGGGTAGGCCTCTTGTAAGATTGCTAATGTGTTAAAATTAAACACGATTTTGATTTGCTCATCATTAAAGTTGATTTTCTTGCCTTGTGCGGCTTTCAGTTCCGCAAGCAAAGTTTGTTTTGGTTTCTGTTTAGACATAATTAATTCTCTCCTCTTAATGTATTTTGGCACGTAGCCTCGCATGAAACCCAAGAGAAGGAGTACTTTCTTTTATGGGAGGAGGAGGAAAAGAATGGCATACGTGTTATCCTCTCTTGGGCCTCATGCGAGACTAAGGACCTAAGTCCTCAGCCAGTTTGTTATTATTCACCGTTGCCAGGATCAACAGTAGTTTTAGGCTCGTACGGAGCGTCAAACCAAGTTTTAATAGCAGCAGCTGATTTCGGGTTATCAGAGTCAGCTTTCGCAGACATAACGCCGTCATTACGTTTAACGAATGAACCAGTGATAGAGCGAGTTTGGTAGTCAGTACCTTCGCCCTTAGTGTTGAACGCTTCCTCACCAGGTGTGAAACGACCTTTGTGTAAAGTGATGTAGCGGTACTCACCGTTAGCTTTACGAGAGCGGAACATTAAAGCAACGTATGGAGCTTCGTCGTCAGCAGTCTCTAAAAGCACACCATTTTCATCAATAGTCTTACCAAGTAAGAACGCTTGCTCATCTGGTGTTAAATCAACTAACGATAGTGAAACATCGATTTGAGAGATAACTGTTAAGATCTCATGAACAGTGTCATCCGCATAAACCGAAGCTGAGTCAGTTGATGGAGTTAAGCTTGCCTCCGTGATTCCTTTTAAAGCTTTTGGCTCGCCGTAAGAGATAGTGCCGTCTTCTGTTTCTGTTAAGATTGCTGCGTGTAGTTTATCTAAACCAACACTTACAGATTTTAATTGTGCCATTTCTATATCATCCTTTTCGTTTTAGTTTGCGAAGTTTAATGTCATTCTGGGACAGTGTTTTGCTGAATATATCGTAGAGTAATAATCTTACGATATGTTCGTGTTGTTAAATCAAAGTCATCCATAGCACCAGTTCTCATAAAGTCAACAGCATCAAGGTCAGACTTAATCGCTTTCCAAAGCTTATCAACATTACCTGGTGTATATAGGTCTAACTGTATTAGATACTCTGTGTAGCTTTCTTGATTATCTGACATAAGTCCCTTGCGCTCATTAATAACCATAAAAGTCGCATAGGTACTTTCTTTTCCATCATAGTCAAAGAGAGCTACGGGACAATGATTTTTGACAGTGTCGATTAGCAATGCTTTTACACTCTTATTCATCTTAACCCTAACTCCCTTCGAATGATTTTAGCCATTTCACCTTGTAAAGCTTCCTTATTATTTTCTAACGTAGGTCGCATAAAAGGTTTTGCTGGTGTTGCTGGTGTCTTATAGTTTCGTCCAGACGGTGTTTTACCTGTTGCTGAGCCAGCACCTGTTTCATGGAAACGTAAGTAAAAGTGGTCTGGTCCTACACCAACAAGATACAGCCCTAACTCTTGCTGTTCATAGATAAAGTTGTCTGCTGCGTGTCCCTTGCCTTTGGAGCCGCCTGGAATACCTGAACGAGGTACGTTGGGGTGCTTAGCAACTAACTCTACAAGTTTCTTTGCCGCTTGCTCAACCGCTTCATCTACTATTCGAGTGCGCATTTCCATGGCTACACGCTGTAAGTTTCGTTGAACCTCTGCTGTATCAAAATCAACTCTCATTTGAAGTCAACCTCCGCACAGAACAGTGTCAACGTTCGTCTGTTATCATAATCCTCCAAAATGGAAGTTATTTCGTAAGTTCGTCCCTGGTAAACTACCTTGTCATCAGTCGTGATGTCGGTGTTTCCTTGATAACGAAGTACGAAAGTCGTAATAGTCTTATCTTGGTTGGCTCCAAGTCCATGATACTCATGACGTTGAATAGGTCTCACCATCGCCCATCTCATAAGAGGTTGGGGAGTCGGCACCTCTATTTCGAAGCCATCCTCATCATAAACCTTTTCACCAGCCTTATAAGGTAAAATACTAATTCGTCTGTTAAACGAGCCAGGGTTCAGCA